CTTCGGGTGCAGCAGACCGCGCATGCCGACGGCATCCTCGATTTGGTGGACGCGCTGGTGATGGCGCTCAACGGCCGCCCGCAATCGCAGCAGGCACGCCCGGTACCGCCGAAAAATCGCAGGGAGTTCGTTGAATAAATGTCCGATACCCCTGAGCCGCGTGTCGACCCCTACGCCCCGGTACTGCCCAGGGCGGTGCGCGAGCAGGTCGAACGGGCCAACCAGCTGGCGCGCGAGGCCGGCATCGCCAATGTGCCGGCGGCGTCCGAGGAACCTGTTACTACTGAAGTAACCGAGCCGCCGTCCGAGTCGCAGGAACCCCAGGAAGCCCAGCCCGATGCGCAGGGGTTTCAGCAGCCCGAGGCCGAGCCGCAGCCGTCACCCACGCCCGATTGGGAGGCGCGCTACAACACGCTGCAGGGCAAATACAACGCCGAGATGTCCGAGCTGCGCGGCCAGATGCGCGCGATGCAGGAGATGCTGGCAGCTTCGCAGCGGACGCAGCCGCAGACTGAACCGCCGCCGCCGCAGCGCGGGCGCAACATGCCGCCGCCGGGCGCGCGCGAGATCCCGCAGGCCGACATCGACGCCTACGGTCAAGAGCTGATCGAGGCGTCGCAGCGCTGGGCCGAGGCACGCCTCGCACCGGTATTGCAGGACTACGACCGGCGATTACTCCAGGTCGAAGGCAACAATATCCAGCTGACCCAGGTCACCGCCGCGCAGCGCGTCGAGAGCGCGCTCGACCAGGCGATGCCGGAGTGGCGGCAGATCAACACGACTGACGCGTTCAAGGACTGGCTGCGTCAGATCGACCCGTTCTCCGGTCAGCCGCGACAGCGGCTGGCCGAAGAAGCCTACGGTGGGGGCGACATCGCCCGCACCCTGGCCTTTTTCAGAGCCTTCGTGAACGAGCAGACCGCGGTGTCGCCACCGCCGCCACGGACACAGACGCCTCAGACCGCCGGCGGGGGTATGCCCGCCGGAGCGGCGGGACTTCTGCCCCTGGAGGTACTGGCGGTTCCGGGACGCGGCCAGACGGCCACGCCGCCGGCACCGGGCGCTTCGAACGGCAAGCGTCTCTGGACACGGCCGGAAATCACCGCGTTCCACCATGCGAAAATCCATGGGGCGTGGCGCGGTCGCGAAGCGGAAGCCGAGGCGATCGAGCGCGACCTGCACATGGCGCAGTTCGAGGGGCGCATCCAGTAACCGGTAAACCAACAGGAGTTACCCATGCCGGTAACGATTGCCACGACACCATGGTCAGGGGCTAATCCCGCCCCGCCGTACCACGGCACCTTCATTCCCGAGATCTGGTCAGGCAAGCTGCTTGAGAAGTTCTACGCTGCCACCGTGCTCTCGGGCATCGCTAACACCGACTACGAAGGCGAGATCAAGAACCAGGGCGACGTGGTGCACATTCGCACCAAGCCGACGATCACCATCCACGACTACACGGTGAACCAGGACCTGCTGATCGAGCGCCCCAGCTCGAACATCGTGGATTTCACCATCGACTTCGCCAAGTATTTCAACGAGGCACTCGACGACGTCATGGAGGTACAGAGCGATATCAATCTCCTATCGCTGTGGTCCGACGATGCCGCCGAGCAGATGAAAATCAACATCGACACGCAATGCCTGGGCCTGATCGACGCCGGTGTGGACGCGGCGAACAAGGGACTGACGGCGGGCAAGATCTCGCTCAACATCAACCTCGGCACCACCGGCACACCCTACCAGCTGACTCCGCTCAACGTGGTCGACGCTATCGTCGATATGGGCAACTGTCTCGATGAGCAGAACATCCCGGAGACGGGACGATGGCTGGTGATCCCGCCCTGGGTGGCGGCGATGATCAAGAAGTCCGATCTGCGCAACGCCTCCATATCGGGCGACGGCGTCAGCATGAGCCGTAACGGACGTCTCGGCATGATTGACAGGTTTATTTTGTACAGCTCGAACCTGCTGCCGACGGCGGTCGAGGGATCGGCTACTGCGTTTCGCATCTTTGCCGGTCATCCGACGGGGCCCTCGTTCGCCTCGCAGATCACCAAGATGGAGACGATCCGCTCCGAGCGCAGCTTCTCGACCTTGATGCGCGGGCTGCAGGTGTTCGGCTTCAAGATCCTGCAGGGCATCGCCGTCGTGGAGCTGTATGCTGTGAGGGGCTGATACTACCGTAGTAACAGCGGGCTCCGGCCCGCTGAAAGGATGCCGCCAATGGCACGAAGGTACGAGGGCTCGCCGAAGGACCTGCGCGAAGACCGCAAAGGCGCCAAGACCACCGGCAAGAGCCTGCGCGATTACGAGAAGACCGCGCGCGACAAGCGCGAAGACAAAGCGGGTCAGAAAGCCATGGCCGCTGGAAGGTTCGGTCGCAAATGAAACCGCCAGCAGCTGGCAGAGGTCGCGTAGGTGCGGGCCGCGCGGGTGCGGGCCGCCCGCCGCCCGCCAGAGTGCGCATGCCGCCTATACCGCCCGTGGCAGCGCCGCCGCCGCCGGCGGCGGCCGGACCGCCGCCGACCGCGCCGCCCGGCGCGCCGGGACCGGGCAGCCTCGGGTTCGCGCGCGGCGGCAAGGTCAAGGGTAAGGCCAAGGGAAAGAAACGCTGATGGCCAGAGCTGTCGTGACGCGCGATGCGGACGCCGGCCGCACCGCCTTGCTGCAGGGCGCGCCCGGCGCGCCGTCCGCGTCGAGCCAGCCCGGCAAGGCTAAGGGCGGCAAGGTACGCAAGGTGGTCAAGCCGAAGGGCAAGAAGCGGTGAAGCCTAGACCAAAGCCCAGACGTAGGATCAAAGGCTATGCCGAAGGCGGCTACATCCCGGGTATGACGCAGGTGGGCAACATCGACCTGCATAATCGCCCCGTGGTGCACAATCCCGACGGTTCGATCAGCACGGTACGTTCGATCACCATCGGCGGCAACGGTGAGCCGGCTTATCTGATTCCAACTGTGGTCGGGAATAAGGTGGTGTCGAACAAGGATGCTGTGCAGCATTTCAAGGATACCGGCGAGCATTTGGGCCGTTTCGACAGCACCGATAGCGCCGACGCCTACGCGCAATCGCTGCACGAGGATCAGGCGAAGGAATATGTCGGCAAGGCACGCGGCGGCAAAGTGCGCAAAGTAATCAGGAGACGCCGATGAAGAAGCCCGCGCCAAGGCGACGGGGCTACGCCATGGGCGGCGCGGTCGATCCCAACAGCACGATGGCGCGGCCGATGTCGCCCGGCACGGTCGACCCTCAGGGCGAGTCCGGCCAGATCAATGCGAGCGTCGAGCGGGGACTGCGCATGGCGGGCTACGCGCAGGCCCTGAAGGGTGCCGGCGGCAGCAAAGCTGCGGGCAGGGGTGGCACGTCGCCCTACTCGCCCAGCTATCCCGACGAAACCGGGCCGATGGCGCGCGGCGGCAAGATCAGGCGCACCTCGGGGCCCAGGATCGGCAGGGATGACGGGCTGATCCCGGCGCAGAAGGGCGAGTACGTGGTGCGCAAGAGTGCGGTGAAGAAACTCGGCACCGGCGTGCTGAATACGATCAACAAAGGCCGCCTGCCGCAGAAGGCCAAGCGTCGATGAGCGGCGCCACGAGCACCGCCTTCACGCGGCTCCGCACCTTCGGCGGGATGATCCTCGAAGCGCGCACGCTGCTGCAGGACAAGATCCCGACCACCGGCGGCCAGCTGCGCTATTCCGACGACGAGATGTTCGAGGCGATCAACCGGTTCATGACCGAGGTGCGCACCAAGCGGCCGGACCTCTTTCTGCGCACGTTCGGCAGAACCAGCCTGCGCTGGCCGACCTTTCCCTACTACTCGGCCTCGCAGGATATGGGCACGCCGTTTCCGCTCGATGTCAGCGTTTACTCAGCCTTTGTGTTCTATCTCGTTGGGATGGCGGAACTTCGCGAAGACACGTTCAGCGATGATTCGCGCGCGGTCACCATGGCGAACAAGGCGGTCTCACAGCTTCTGCAGGTGCAGTCATGAGCGGTTTCAGCCCGCGTACCGACCCGTTCCCGATCGAACAGGGTGGCCAGCCGAACTGGATAGCGGGCTATGTGCCGCCGGCCGCCGAGTGGAATCACTGGTGGTCGGTGAAGGCCGACTATGACGACCCGCGTATCGGTGGCGGACCCTTCCTGTCGCTGACTGGCGGCACCATGACCGGCGAGTTGGTGCTGTATGGGCCGCCGGTCAACGCGCTCGACGCGGCGACCAAGGCCTATGTTGATCAGTTTACCCCGGTGACCGGGCCCTATCTGCCGCTCTCCGGCGGCATCATGACCGGTATCCTGACGCTCGCATCCAACCCGGTCGGGCCAATGGACGCGACGCCGCGCCAATACGTCGATAGCGTCGCTAATACTGCCAATGCCGGCTACGCGGTCGCGGTCGGCGCCGTGCCGCTGACTGGCGGGACGATGAGCGGACCCTTGGTGTTGTA